AGCGGATTTGACGTCGGCGCTCCCTATCAGGACTCTGGTCAAGAAATCGTCTCATAGCCCGCCACTAGCCTAAGTGCTTTCCCGTCTATCTCGTTTAGTGTTCCTTCGAAGCCGTCAGCTGGGTTGATCATATTCGTCACTTGAGTGCGTGTGAGTGTTGGAATAGCAACAAGCAACATCTCCACCGCCGAATCCGCAGGAAGCAAGCCGTCCGAAACGGCCTGTAGAACAGCCTGGAGACTGGCCATTTGTGCGCCGTCTAAAGCCTGTCGCTGCACGTCAACACCGGCTGAAAAAGCCACACTTAGATCGCTTTCATCCGTCTGCCCGCCAAGGTTGAGCGGCGCGCTAGCGTCTTCTAGCCCTATAAGACCCGATCCAACTAGCAGAACGTCGCCGCCTTCGATCTCTGGATATCCCTTGAGGTCTCGCTTTTCGTTCACTGTCAGGTCTGTAGAAGCGTCGGCCATTTGCCAAAGAGTTTGACGCTTTTCAACGATGGCTGGAATTTGATCCAAATCAGGGACAAGTTTAACGCCCATCGGTTTGGCCAACCATACGTTCAAGTCTGCCGATATTAAATCAAGCAACGGCAAAACTGTATCTTCCCAGAAAGACAACCGCGCCTCTGAATAATTCGCGTAAGTATTATCGCCGGGAACGCCGATAAGTTGCGGCGGCACGCCGAAAGCCAAAGCAACATCACGAGCCGCACTGAATTTTGTTTCGATGATTCCCATGTCCGTCGGTGAAAGGCCCATCTGCTTCCAATCTAGCCCACCTTCTAGGAGCATCGGCCTTCCGGCGTTCTCGCTGCCGCTGTACTGTTCTTCAATTTGAGCTTTCAGCCTAGCGAATGCCTCGTCCGACAATGAGGTGTCCGCGCCGACTGTCAACGCGCCGGATGGTCTGGCGCTGTTCTGCATAAGCGACTGCATCCAGGCCATAGATTCGTTGCTTTGATCAATCGCAAAAGAGCCAGCTTCAACAGGGCTTTGGCCGTACCAATCATCAAGCGGGTTGAACGCTTTCATGTGCCATATGTCGTTGTCTTCTGAATTAAAAGTGATTTTAGCGTTGGTCGGTCCGGTGTAAACGTAGGCGCTGGGCGACCCTGTCTTACTGGGGATAATGCTCATTCGATCTGGGCGAAGTTGATAAAGTTCACGCGGTTGACCGCCGACCTCTACACGTTCAGTGTAGGCATTCCCCGCTAATAGGAAAAAAGAAACTAATTCTCGAAAATACTCTTTGCCCGATTGTTGAGGGTTAGGGCGATCCAGCAGCGCAAGAATAGGATGCTCGCTTAGTGTCGTGTCACCGCGCTGGACATTCCAGCCAACCGACGCGACCGCGTCTGCGATTCTATTGACGCACTGGTATGCGGTCACGTTCATCTGATAAGCTTCACGACTGAAAGCTTTATAATCACGCGGCGACCAATGCGGCTGACCTGCTGATAAAACTAAAGTCTGACCTATTTGGCTGGCCTTGGTTTGATCGGCAATTGATTTTTGACCCCAAAACCTTAGAAACTTCATATGGCGGCCCTTTCTGTTGAAGGGTTTATATCACGAAAATGGCCAAGTCTTCAATGATCATGATTTTTTGGAAAATTAAACCTATAAAGATCGAACCGACGGAACGCCACGCGCTTGGATTAGCGGTTGGAGAGCATAGCGGAGGCTGTCCATATAATGATTGTTTGCATCAACGATTTTTGGCAAAATGTCGCCGCTCAATTTATCAATGGCATAGCTGTACAGGCGGAATTCTCGTGCGGTTCCGGTACATCTTGGATGGATGATAATTTCGTCAAAAGATTTCATGAAAGAAACGCCGTCTTCAATCGACCCTGGCCATTTTTTGACAGACTGAATTTTAGGCAGGCCAAAACGTTTGAGAAAACTAATTGATTCCGGTCTGGCGCTGTCAGCCCTGGCGGCGTAGGTTTCAAATTTTGGGATTCTCTCTAGAAAATATGTCGTGGTTGAATCTAATTCTAATTCTTTAGCACCAGCCTCATATTCAATAAATAAATTGCTATCAAAAATCCAACATCTGATTGCCGTTGTCGGATCTTGTGCAAAACCAAAGTCAACGCCTTGGTATGGGCCATTCCAATGGTCGCCAGGGCTGAAGTCTTTTATGACAAATTTGTTTTTGAATACTTGTGCATCGGTATAGGCTAAGAATTTACCTTCCCAGATGTGTTCATAAATATCTGGACGGTTTTTCTTGTCGGCCAATCTTTCAGCCTCAAGAACCTTTGGGAAAAAAGGGTTGTCGTTCCAATTGATGTCTGTGATTATCGTGTTTTCGTCTGGCGTTTCTATAAAGCGCTTGTGCGTGGCGCTGTCAGGTGTTTCGGGATTATAGCTTACCCAGTTTTCGGAGTTGTCTTCTCTGATTGTTGGGATAAGTTTCTGCCAAGCGGAGGCGCTGACATTTTCCGCTTCGTCGGTCCAGTTCCCTAAAATTCGAGATTTTGACTTTATGCTGTCCAGATTGAACCGCAAGCCAGCAAAGACAAATTCAACCCGGCGGTTTTTTGTTCTTATAAATCTATCGCCTATCTCAAAATAGACATCAAGCCAAGGGGCTGACTTAATCGCTGTTTTGACTTCCGAAAATGAACTATCGGCCAAACTGTTGAGGTGTTCACGCGAACATAGCCACACGCCTTCCCGCCCTTCCTCCGACAGCTGGTAGACTTTAATCGCCGCCATTAAAGCAAGTGAACGAGTTTTCGCGCTTCCCCGCCCGCCCTTGAAAATCCGGTGCCGGGCGGGTTGCGAAAAATTGTCTATAATTTTTATCGGCAGATGGATTTCAGTTTCCAAATTTTCTATTGCTTTTGCCCTTTTTGCACAAAAACTCGTTCCCCGTCTGAATGGATTGTGTCGCCGTAATCAACTCTTATCGCCGCCTCAGCATCGATTCCATATTTCCTTAAAATGATATCGGTTTTTTGCTGAAATTCATTAACCTGGGCAAAATTGGTTTCTTTGGTGATTTTCAAACTATACATTTTTTCTTCCTTTTTTTTGCGCTCAATCATCAACCTTCTCCAGATCCATCGCCATAGCCAAAGCCTTCGCCTTCTCCAGAGCCAGAGCCAGATCCATCGCCATAGCCATCGCCATAGCCTTCGCCTTCTCCAGAGCCATCGCCATAGCCAGATCCATCGCCAAAGCCATCGCCAGCGCCATAGCCAGCGCCATAGCCAGAGCCATCGCCAGAGACATCGCCAAAGCCAGCGCCATAGCCATCGCCAAAGCCAGCGCCAGCGCCATCGCCATAGCCAACGCCAGAGCCATAGCCATAGCCGAATGTTTCTAGCTCAATCATCAACCTTCTCCAGAGACAGAGCCCGCGCCTTCTCCAAACCCAAAGCCATAGCCAACGCCAGAGCCATGGCCAAAGCCAGAGCCATCGCCATCGCCAACGCCAGAGCCATAGCCAGAGCCAAGGCCTTCTCCAAACCCAAAGCCATAGCCAAAGCCATCGCCATAGCCAAAGCCATGGCCATAGCCATCGCCATAGCCAAAGCCATGGCCATGGCCAGCGCCATAGCCATAGCCGAATGTTTCTAGCTCAATCATTACGAGCGACGCTTTTTTTGCTCTTCAGGCTGTCAATAGCATCTTTGCGGCATAATGTGACTGAGTAGTCTTCCACGATTAACTTTCTGTCAACCGTTGGCGAAATCTGACTGTCATCCGATAAACCGCTGTTAGCGACACCTTCATACCAGCTTTGAGACGCATCCTTCGGCTTGTGGTACCAGAGACGCCGAGCTTCTTCTAGGATGATCCCAGTTGAGTCTGCAGCTACTACGGTTCCGCAATTGACGCCTTCGTTTCTCGACCGCACGACCACGTATTTACCAATGATGTCGTTAAAAATTCCTGTAGATCCTGTTGAACCTGTTGATTCGTCCGCAATTAAATCGGCCACTGCGATTAATTTATCTAGCTTATTCATGATTATCTTCCTTTATTGATGAAAACAATTTAGTCCATATGGCACTAAAAGTCCAGGCATTTTTTACCCGATGTTTTCACAAAAAGACAACGATTTGCATTTACACTATTTTTTTGATATAAATTCTCAATCATAACTTACTCCCTTTGTTTGTTCCTTACCGCCTCCGTTTTTCTACATTTTCGGAGGCGGTTTTTTTAACTCTTCAAAAACAAGCTTGGCCTCATAGTAGGTTTCGAAAATCAAAGCGCCTTGGCCTTCTTTGGTTTGTACTAACTTCACTTCACATTTCTCCCCAGCCATCTATCAGTTTTCAATTGGATCATTTCGGAGTTGCTGATATCTGGCGGCGTCATAAAGAAAGTGGCGGCGATGAAAACAGCGCCGATCAGGACCAAAAAATAGAAAAATTTAATCATTTTTTTTGACTGGCACTTTTGCGATTAACTTAATTACACGCGGCATCATGGTTTCGTCTTCATTACTCAGATTTAGGTTGTTTGTCTCTCTCCACCGGCCTCTGGTTTTCATCCAGAAGATCTGTGCTGTGGTATCGCCGTTTTTTGCCTTGTTGTATAGAGCGCCGCCGATCTGTGCGTTGGCCTTGGCCGTTGCCTGGTCCAATTGCGCCCGATAATGTTTTCTTAAAGTCTTTGGGTCAATCTCCAAAATGTCGGCAATAATCGCTTGTGG